CAAGCCTTTAGCGATGGAACAAGAAAAATAGTGCCAAATGAATTGCCCTATGAGGCAATGCCCACAGACATACGGGCGGTAGAGTACCTCCAAGGCGCGCCGCTTGCAGGAACAGGCCAGCCTGGAATCCAACAGGTAGGCCAGTACCGCCAACAAGTTGCGCCGAGAACTGATGTCAGAGTAGGTGGCCCGGTACTAGAAACTACTGAACAAAAAGGCAAAGGCGATCTCAACATAAAAATGTTTGGCGATGCAAGCACTGCAGCGGGTCTGGCGCAAAAGACTTTGCCCTCTTTAGAGATTCAGTCCCAAATTCTTAACAAAGGATTTACAACTGGTTTTGGTACGGACGCCCAGAAAGCTGGCGCGTCTGTTCTGGCTGCGCTAGGCGTTCCAGAAGCAAATAAATTTGCTACCGACGCGCAATCATTCTTGGCTGCTACTCAACAAGCAGTGCTACAGAAGCAGCTTGAGCAAAAAGGACCGCAAACTGAGGCTGACTCTAAACGTGTCACGCAAACCGGCGCTCAGTTAGGCAACACGGTAGACGCCAACCGATTTATTATTGATGTGGCTAAAGAACAGCTTAAACGCGATATTGAACGCAAAAAATTCTTAGAAAGTTGGTGGAAAACAAACAAAACGCTTGAGGGCGCCGATGATGCTTGGTACGCAGGCGCTGGTGGTCAATCTCTGTTTGACAGCCCAGGGCTTAAAAAGTACGTTACATCAGGCACTGGCGGGTTCAAATACTTAGGCAAAGAAAGCAAATAATGGCTACCAAATACCGTGTTCAAGGGCCAGACGGCGCGGTCCATGTCATTGAGGGCCCGGACGACGCAACGCCTGCTCAGATTGAAGAATTTGCCGCCCAAATATTTGGCGGCGATAAACGCGCTGCCTCTACATTGGATATCGCAACGAGCGCCCCATACAAAGCATTAGCAGGCGCCGCCGATGTGCTTCTTACCGCGCCTGAGAATGTTGTAAACCTTGGAAAAATGGGGTATGGCACAGCGATGACTGCGGCAGGCCGACCAGACTTGGCACCAAACGTAACCGCTCCCCGCCAGCCTATAGCAGAACTTCTAAAGAGGGCGAGGCTTATCAAAGAGCCGCAAGGCAAAACTACGCCGCTTCAACGACTGTTAGATGTTGGAATTCAAGGGGCCACAGGTGGATTGCTGGGCGGTGCGCCTGCCATACGTGCCGCTGCACCTACGCTGATGGGGCAGACCCGCGCAGCAGGCACTATGGCCGCTATGGGCGGCGGCGCGGGGGCTGCTGGGCAGGGCGTCACTGAAGTTACCGGAGAGCCGCTGCTTGGCGCCGCCACTTCTATGGCCGTGCCAGGGCTTGCAATTGGGGCAGCGCAAGCTAGACAAGCCAGCTTGCAAGGCCAACAGCAACGCAACGCAGTGCGTGATGCAACAATTCGGCAAGCGCAAGCTGAAGGGTTTGTTACAACGCCAGGCAGCGTAACGCCTAATGCACAAAATGTTTTGCTTGAGCGATTGGCCGGAAAAACTCGCACTCAACAAGAAGCGTCGGTTCAAAACCAGCAAGTTACTGATCGGCTTGCGCGGCGCGCGACGGGGATTGGTGAAAACGATCCGTTAACGCGCGCTAGCATGAAAAAGATTCGTGAAGACGAATATCAAAAAGGCTATGAGCCATTAAACCGTATTGGCGTAGTACCTGCAGACCCACAATTTAACACCGCGCTTGACAATGTATTGGCTGCATATACTGGCGGCGGAAAATCATTTCCCAACGCTATTCCGGAGCCAGTGCAAAAATTAGTTAACAACTATCGCGTAGGGCAGTTTGATTCTGCCGATGCAATTAAAGCGACACGTAACTTGCGAGATTCGTCGCGCGCAAATATGGCGAAAGGTGACAATGAATTAGGCTTGGCTCAACGTGCTATTGGCAACGCCTTAGAAGACCAAATTGAACGGCAACTAACCCAAGCTGGAAACCCTAACACGCAAGCAATGCTTGATCAATTCCGCGCGTCCCGAAAACGAATGGCCGTCAGTCATGCGGTTGAAGATGCGATTATAGAAGGGGGCGGCTCTGTCAATTCTCGGCAGTTGGCAAATGATCTGCAAAATAGGGGTCGGTATTTTACTGGCGACTTAGATTTGATTGCGCGTTTTGCAAACATCGCGCGGCCTGTTATGACACCGCCCAACACTATGGGCACTCCCGGTTCGCAAGCTACATTTGGACTATCCAACATGGCAAATATATTGCCTACGAGCGTGGCTATGGGTGGTGCTGGCATGATGGCCGCAGGTACTCCTGGGTTGGCCGCTGCAGCGGTTCCATTTATTCCGCAAGCAATTTCAGGCGCAGCACGAAGTTACCTGATGTCCCCGTTTGCCCAAAGCCGCGCTATCCCAACCTACAATCCTCCGGGTCTTAACGCGCTGGCGGGTAGCAATGAGGCATCTTTGCGAGCTTTGATGGGTCTGCCAACTTTTACCAACCAAAAAATTCTATCTCCAGAGCAAGAGGAGCTTTTGAGGCTGGGAAGACTTAACCGATAACTTTTGAAGGAACCAAAATGAGCAAGCTATTTCGAGACGACAACGGGCAACTGACTACCTTTGGGGCACTTGGCACCACCCAAGTGATGACGGTCACAGGCACCAGCGTACAGTCAACGGCAGTGGGGGCTGGAGTCACCATGCTGCGCTTGGCAAACACCGGGGGCGCGCATTGCCACTTTGCCATTGGCGCTAACCCAACCGCCAGCCTGACCACCTCACCTCATCTGCCGACCAACGCTGTTGAGTACGTTGCCTGCGCTGGTGGCGACAAGGTGGCTGTTATCCGTAACGCCACTGCCACCGATATCTCAATCACGCAGATTTCGTAAGCGGTATGCTGCTATGGCGTCCTTGAGGTCGCCCCTGATTTGCTCAAGCTGGTCCTGCTGCTGCTGCAACTTTAGGTAGACCTCAAGCGCAAATTTATCGAGCGTCTGGCGATCCCAGGCTGCGAAATTCGGTAGATCGTTCAACTTGGTTCCTTATCCACTGTGGGCCTAAACGTATCAGTGCAATACGCTGGCTTTGGGTCAGCTTGATTGAGTAGACCACAGACAGTGGCTCACCTACACGCTTGGCTTTGTCGATGCGTTTGTCTCTCATAGCCGCTTCCTCGGCAATGGTGCCCAATACTGCCAAAACTGCGTCTCGCCCACCTTGTAGATGTAGTGCCCCATCGTGGCAACACCAGACCGTCCTAGTAACAGCACCTTTACACCTTGAGGTGTCTGATCGTCGATAGGCATCCAGAAGTAGTCTTGTGCTACTGCTGCCGTGAAGGTGCTGTCCAGCCTGAACTTCTGCTCATGCTTGAAACGCTCAAACTCTTCGTCCTCAGTATCCATTGCGCTCCTTTAATTTGGCTTCAAACAAACGCAACACCATTTCACGAAACAACAAGCTATCTTGGCTGTGTTGATAGGCGTTAAGCAAATGCTTGTCATCCATATCTTTGATGACTATTCGCCGCCCATCCTTAGTAGTCCACGCTTCTGTGCGGAAGTTTTGTTTTGCTCTTGCGGCTTCCCATGTAACTTCTGCTAGTTGCATTTCGGCCTCGTAGTCATCGTAAGAATCACTCATGTATTGCGCTCCTTCAGTTTGGCTTCTGCCGCAATAAGCAAATCTTCCCAGCCATACTGAGCCGCCGCAAATTTACGCCTATCTTCATCCGTCAGACCCTGCCACGGGCGCTGTGCTGCAAGTGGGGTGGCAAAGTGATCAGCCAACTCACGCGCTTTGTGCTTGTTGATGCCTTCTCGGACTAGGCTAACCACTACCATGTCGCGCCACTGACTCGGCTCCTGCTCTGGCTGTGCCAGTGCGGTGCGTAGGTCTGCCATCAAATCAGCGGTCGGGCCTTGGTCGCGCCACTCCCAAGCTGGCGAATCCCAGCGTTCTACCACCGCCTGCGCGGCCTGTCTTAAGTCAGTCATGTCCCCTCCTTAATGTTGTGGGCGGCTTCGGCGTCCAGCTTGGCCTGCGCTGCTTGGCGCTTTGATTCAAAGCCTGTCATTTTGTTGCTCCTATCACTGCCAATGCAATTGCTTTCTGCGGGGTGTGTATGTGGTCAACCCATGCGTCTGCACCGCCAATACAAGCTGACCAAGTGCCTACACTTGATTGATGTGGGAATGCGTTATACCGCTCCGCAATCGGGCCGATCACGTTCCAGTCGCGGTGGGAGAACACGCGCCAACTACCGTTGTACACAACAACTGCCCACATATCGTCGTGGAACTTAACATCAAACAGCTTGTACCCAATAGCCAGCGCCAGCGCCTTGTCGATTTCAATGTCAGTCATCACATCCCCTCATCGGCCAGTGCTTCGGCCACAAGCAACAAAAACACATAGCGATCATTTGGCGACAGCGCGTGTAAATCTCCGTCACTGTGCAGCGCCAAACGAGCAAACCAGCAAGTTCCGGTCAGAGGCAGGCCAAGTGCATAGTTCCGTACCTCCGTGCTAATCGGGCCGTACTGCAAGTGCTCGTCATCAGGGTGGACGCGGTAGTAGCGCATCCCATCAACAAACACAAATTGACCCGTTGTTTGCCACTGCGTTCCTTTTACCCATCTTGACTGTATCCTCGCCCCCCGGGCGGCAGCGTGTAGTAGTCTGCTCATGTCAAATACCCCGCAAAAAAGGACAGCGCCACCAACGCAAGCAGCGCGAGAACAATGGCAACGGCGGTGTCAAGCCAGCCATAAGCGAATAAATCTTCAACATCGTCGTCTTTCATGTCCGATGCCCCCGTGATGGCAAGCTAAACGCATCCAAACTTCCCTCTCGCGGCACTTGCCGCATGCTGTCGCCGTCACCTGAACGGTAGACTGGTCGCTTCCATAGGTCGTTCTCTGCCCCTTTGACTTCGCCGGGCAACTTCTCTCGCTCGACATACTCGCCCATGATTACCTTAGTCTTCTTTTGTAGCTCAAGGGCTGCGGGGCGCACCATGTGAGTTGGTGTGCGGTTTACTTTGATTTCGTCCAATATGCTCATGTTTGTTTCTCCGCATCTGCTAAAAATTTACGTAACCGTTTGATTCGGGCGTCCTCATAAGACACCACGCTGCTGGCGTACTCCACAGCACTCTGGGCCTCCAGGCGGTGCAGCTCAGCATCAGCCAGTTCAGCAGCCGCCATCTCCACAGGCGTCAAGCGCCTGATGATTCGTTTTAGTTGTTGCGTAATGCTCACGGTCTTTTTCCTTCTTTCATTATTTCCATCCGCTCTCGGTTAGCCCGCAGTGTGCAGTAGCGTTGGTGAATTCGCTCCAGCATGGACACCCTACGGTGTTGGGTGCGCTCCTCATCCAGCAGGGCCAACAGGTCGGCCTCGCTATAAGAGTTCAGCTCAATTTGAAATTTGCGCCAGCTCAGCAATTCGTCTCTCCAGATCAGCAATGTGTGCTGTAACTTTGTTGTAGGCCCGAGCCGCGCTGTTGTGCGTCCGGGTGCGTATCGCAAGCTCAGCCTGGGCTGCTCTAAGTCTTGCTCTAAGTTGTGTGATTCGATTCACTTTAATGCCTCCAGTGCAATGTCAGAAATAGCGCGTTTATCATGGAGCGCCGTCCATATCTTTTCGTCTACCGTTTTGTTCGCCACCATGACGTAACACCACACATCGTGCCGCTGGCCGCTGCGGTGCAGGCGCCCAATAGTCTGTTCGTACAGTTCCAGCGACCAGGGCAGCGACAAGAAGATGATCTTGCTGCCGCCATGCTGAAGGTTCAGGCCGTGGCCTGCTGACTTAGGGTGCGCCAGCAGCAGCTCGACCTTGCCTGCGTTCCAGCGTTCGATGGCGTCTGGTTCGTCCAGCGTCACGGCGCGGGGATACCGCCGCTTCAGTTCAGCCAGCTCCTCCCGGTAGGTGTAGGCAATGATGGTGTTGGCGTGTTGGTTCTCGGCCAGTAAGTCGTCCAGGGCGTCGAACTTGGAAGTGTCAAACCAGACGGTCGAGTCGCCGTACACGAACCCGGACGCCATCTGCTGCAGCTTGGCCGTGACTACGCCAGCGTTGACGGCCACCGCCTGGGCGTCGGGGAACTGCGCCACAAACTCCTTTTTCATCTGGTCGTAGGGTTTACGGTCAACAAGGTCAAACCGCACCGGCACAGTGTGCAACTCAGGCAGCTTGTCCTTGTACTCGCCCGGCTCCAGCACGAACGTGGCTGGCTTGATACGCTCCATGACCTTCTCAAGCGCGCCGGGGCGCGGCTCCCATTGGTTGAACTCTTTGTTGACCAGGTAGAAGTACTGCTGCTGGAACGCGCCCTTGGCCCGGCCCAGCAGCGACTGATCGACAATCTTGCACTGGCCGAACACGTCCTCCAGGCCGTTGCTGGTGAACGAACCTGTCAGACCCCACCGCACTTGGCAGGTCAGCATCTTGTTGAGCGCCTTGAACCTGGCGCCGCTGGGGTTCTTCAGCCGGGTCAGTTCGTCAAACACGATGCCATCGAAGCTCAGAGAGGGCAGGGACTGCAAATTGTCGTAGTTGGTCACTACCACATCACAGTCAGATTTAAACGCAGCCTCGCGCTGTTTAGGCGTCCCTACGGCCACACTAATACGCAGGGCTGGCGCCCACAGCCGCGCCTCGGTTGGCCAGACGCTGACGGCCACACGCTTGGGGGCCAGTACGAGGAACCGGCTGACATGACCCGCGCTCAGCATGGCCTGCATGGCCGTCAGGGCGATGGCGGTCTTGCCTGCCCCGACCGGGGCGAGGATCATGGCCCGGTCGTTCTCAAACAGGAAGTCAACTGCCTGTTCTTGGTAGGGTCGTAAATTCATCAACCTGCTCCTTTGTCCACAGCACACAGTACCGTTGGTTCAGCCGCGCCATGTCGGCGGCAAAGACTTTCTGTAGCGCAGACAGCCGACCGCCGACGGTCTTGACTTCCACGAACCACACCGCGCCGCCGGGCAGCACGACGATGCGGTCAGCTACGCCGCCGTGGCCGCGCCACTTGTAGGCTATGCCGCCGAGTGCTTTGACGCGCTTGACAAGGTAGGCTTCGATGTGTTTTTCCATGTATTGAACTTTATCACAGAAAAAAAGTTTTGCACAAGATTATTTTTGTGCTACTATTCGTTCACCCAATCCGGGTAACAACGAAAGTAAAGTCAATGAAGATCGAATTCACCCGCGCCGAAATCGAGCGCATCATCCTGCTCCACGCCAATTCCCTCATCGAAGGCTACGGGTTCAACGAGATTGAAACTCGGTATAGCAATATCCCTTCAGCTATCACCGTCCAGAAGAAAGAAGAAGATGCAGCACAGTAAGATCGTCGGCGGTTCGACCGCCAAGCGTGTGATAGCCTGCCCCGGCAGCGTGGCCTTAGTGGCGCAGATGCCGCCGCAGGTGGAGAACAAGTACATGGCCGAGGGTACGGCCCTGCACTCAGCCATCGACTACCTGGTCAACGACGGTGACGCCAGCCCCTACAGCCTGCTCGACAAGAACTTCAACGGTGTGGCGCTGAGCGAAGACCATTGCGAGAAGCTGAAGTCGGCACTGGCGCTGCTGAACGAAGTCGATCCCAAGGAGGAGATGAACTTCGCCACAGAGACGCGCGTCGGCTTTGGTGACCTGCTGCCGGGCGTGTTCGGCTCGACCGACCTGATTGGCCGCATAGGCAACCGGGCCGTCGTGCTGGATTGGAAGTTTGGCGACGGTGTGATCGTGGACGCCGAGGAGAACGCGCAACTCATGTTCTACGCTGCTGCCGCCATGCGGACGCAAGAGTCGGCATGGGCGTTTGATGGCGCCACTGAGGTGGAGTGCGTCATCATCCAGCCGCCGATGGTGCGGCGTTGGGTGACCACACCCGAGCGCATCAGGCAGTTCGAGCGTGAGCTGGTGCAGGCCGTCAAGCAGTCGGCCCTGCCTGACGCGCAGCTAATGGTGGGCGACCACTGCCGGTTCTGCCCGGCCAAGCCCATCTGCCCAAACATGACGGGCGCCGTTGACCGGGCCATTGCCGTCAAGATAGACAAGCTCGACAAGAACTTGATCAGCGACTACCTCAAGAATGCCGACCTGCTGGAGACGTGGATATCCAGCCTGCGGGAGCTGGCGCTCTCCATGATGGAGTCGGGTGCTAAACTGCCAGATTACAAACTGGTCGCCAAACGTGCGATCAGACAGTGGACCGACGAGGACAAGGCCAAGGTCGCCCTGTTCGCGTTGGGCCTTGAAGAATCTGAAGTGATGGAGACATCCATCATGTCGCCAGCGAAGGTTGAGAAGGTGCTGAAAAAGCGCAAGCTCGCCCTGCCTGTCGATGTGGTCGTCGCCGTCAGTTCGGGTAACACCTTGGCAAGCGAGGATGACCCTCGCCCCGAGGTGCTTTTGCTGGGCAAACAACTTGCCCGTCTCTCTAAACTAGTCTAAAGGAAAATCGTGAGTAATATTTCAGTGTTCTCAAAAGCTGGTTTGCCAGCTATCAGTACTCTTTCATCTGCGTTGAAGAGCATGGCCGTTTCGGCGGCTGGCCCATCCGGTGTTGTCATCCTTAAGATGGACAAGACCGGCCATTGGGTGTTTGGCGCCGACCAGACCGAGGTCGAGGATGACTCGACTTGGGCCGTCAACCCCTTCTCTTTCGTCCACGGCTTCATCGCTTGGGGCGACGGCGAGGTGTTGGGCGAGAAGATGGTAGCGGTCAGCCAGCCGCTGCCAGAGATCGAAGATGCGCCGCCATCAGCCAAGCGTGGCTGGGAGCAGCAGATTGGCATGAGCCTGAAGTGCGTGTCGGGCGACGATAAGGGTATGGAAGTGCGCTACACCACCACCTCGGTGGGCGGTAAGCGTGGCGTCCAGGCTATCGCCGCTGCGCTGGCCGAGCAGGTCGATGTCGATCAGACTAAGCCAGTTGCTGTCGTGAAGTTGAAGAAGGATCACTACCAGCACAAGTCCTACGGCAAGATTTACACCCCGGTGTTTGAGATTGTCGAGTGGATAAGTATGGAGGGTGAACCCGAGGTTGAGGCGCCTGCTGGCCGTCGCCGTCGCGTAGCAGCTTAGTTTTTGAAGCCCCGTGACAGGGGGCTTTGAAAAATGATCTGGCTCGACTTTGAAACACGCTCTGCCTGCGACCTAAAAAGTCGCGGCGTCTACAACTACGCGCAAGACCTCACGACCGAGGTGCTGTGTATGTCCTACGCCGTCGATGACGGCGAGGTGCTGACCTGGCTTCCCGGCCAGCCACTGCCCGACCTGACCGGCCACCGCATCATGGCGCACAACGCTGCCTTTGAGCGGCTGATCTGTTGGTACGTTTTGCAGGTCAACATCCCGCTGGAGCAGTTCTACTGCACCGCAGCACAGGCCCGTGCCAATTGCGCGCCAGGGTCGCTGGAGGACGTGGGCCGGTTCATGGGCGCGTCCATGAAGAAGGACCACCGGGGCGCTGCCCTCATCCGCAAGATGTGTGTGCCGCCTTACCAAGAGTCGGCTGAGCTGACCGCCGAGATGGTGGCTTATTGTGAGCAGGACGTCCGGGCCATGAGGGCCATCAGCCAGGCCATGCGCCCACTGTCGGAGGAGGAGCTACTGGACTACCATGTCAACGAGCGCATCAATGACCGTGGCGTCCTGGTCGATGTGCCGCTCTGCCGTGCAGCCGTGTCCTACGCCGCCACAGAGGCCGCTGAGATTGCCCAGATTGTCAAGGAGGTGTCAGAGGGTGAGCTGACCTCGGTACGCTCCCCTAAGATGCGCCAGTGGGTCTGGGACAGAGTTGGCCCCGAGGCCCGTGCCCTGATGACCAAGGACGACAAGGTCAGCATCGACAAGACCGTCCGCGCCAACCTTCTTAACTGTGATGGAGTACCCCCCGATGTCCAAGAAATCATCCAGTGCGCCGACGACCTGTGGGCCTCATCAGTCGCCAAGTTCGCCCGACTCGCGCAGCTTGCAGATGAGGAGGACAGTCGAGTTAGGGGTGCTTTTGTTTTCGCTGGAGGCTCAGCTACTGGCCGCGCATCTAGCTATGGGGCGCAGGTCCATAACTTCACCCGCAAGTGCGCCAAGGCACCCGAGGATGTCCGGGCTGCAATGTGCCGGGGACACAGCATCGTCCCCAAGTTCGGCCAGCGAGTTACCGATGTCCTCCGGGGGATGCTACGGCCTGCACTGATACCAGCCAAGGGTAAACACCTAGTTGTTGCCGACTGGTCATCCATCGAAGCTAGGGTAAACCCTTGGTTGTCTGGGACGGGCCAGGCCAAGCTGGACATTTTCGAGTCGGGCCTAGACCCCTACATCGTCAACGCCGCCGGTACTTTCCAGCGCACCTACGACGACATCAAGGCCGACTACGACCGAGACGGCGAGTCCGCCCAGCGTCAGATTGGCAAGGTGCAGGAGCTGGCCTGCGGGTTCGCGGGTGGCGTGGGCGCCTTCGCGTCGATGGCGCGCATCTACAGTGTGCGCCTGTCCGAGGCTGACTCCAAGCGCATGGTGGACGCCTGGCGCCGCAACAATCAGTGGGCCGTCGGCTTCTGGTCACAGCTCGAGCAGCAGTACACCAGGGCCATGCGAAATAAAAATAATGAGTTTGCTGCCGGGCGGGTTACCTACCTGTTCGACGGTCTGCATCTCTGGTACGCTCTACCTTCAGGCCGGGTGCTTTGCTACCCGTTTGCCCGGCTGGAGGACGACGGCATCAGCTATGCCAAGGCATCTTGGAAGCCTGCCCAGGATGCTAAAGAATGGCCGCGCGCCCGACTTTGGAAGGGCTTGGCCTGCGAGAATGTGACGCAGGCCGTCGCCAATGACCTCCTCCGGTTTGCCCTGCGACAGCTCGATGGTGTAGTTCTGCACGTCCATGACGAGATCGTCGTCGAGGGCGGCTCAGAAGAGGAAGTGCGTAGGGTGATGACTACGCCGCCAGCTTGGGCCACTGGCCTACCGCTGGACTGTGGGATCAAGACGATGCCGCGTTACGGCAAATAAAAACGCCGCCCGGTCAGGGGCGGCGCAAAGGATGGCAATGCAATTCTTAGATTTTATCACCAGTCTGGCGCCCGAGGGCGAGACGATGCTTTTTGTGCAGCAAAAACCACAGTTACGGGGCGGTGAGCGCCAGTACCACGCCGATGGAGCCGTCAAGGCCACCTGGCCCTCCTACCTGCCGTCGCACGGTGTCCGTAAGGGCCAGGCTTGGTACGGCAATACCGCCTCCTTCATCTGCGACCGCTTTGTCGAGGGCCGGGTGTCCGCAGCGTCAGCTAATTGCGAGTACGTGGCCGTGATGGTGCTGGACGATATCGGCACCAAGTCCAAGACCCCGCCGCTTGAGCCGACTTGGATCATGGAGACATCGCCCGATAACTTCCAGTACGGCTACGTCTTCAGCGAACAGCCGCCCAAGGGCGCCTTCGCCGCCGCCATTAAGGCCATCGCCGCTGCTGGCTACACCGACCCCGGCGCCTGTAACCCCGTCCGCAACTTCCGACTGCCTGGCTCTGTCAACCTCAAGCCCGACCGGGCCGAGTTCGCGTCTGCCCTGGTTGAGTTCCACCCCGAGCGCGAGTTCGTACTCGCCGACATCTGCGCCGCCCTGGACGTGACGCCTGGCCCTGCCGAGTCTGGTGGCCCCCGCCCTATTCGAATCAGTGACGATGGCGACGATGATGTGCTGGCTTGGCTCTCCGGTCAGGGTCTGCTGCTCTCCCGCGCCAACGCCGAGGGCTGGGCGGGTGTCGTGTGTCCCAACAGTGCCGAGCATACCGACGGCAACCCCGAGGGCCGCTACATGCCCCTGAACCGCGCCTTCTGCTGTATGCACAGCCACTGCGTCGATCTGGACAGCAACACCTTTATGCAGTGGGTGGCCGACAACGGCGGCCCCCGCCACTCGCCCGGCCTGCGTGATGACCTGATGGCCGCGCATCTGGAGCTGGCCCTCGCCAAGCTCAAGCCTAGCCCGGCCTACCCGGACGTGGCGGCTGCGGTCATTGCCGAGGTCGAGCGCCAGGAGTTGGGCCGGGTCGAGAAGTCAGGCTGGTATGAGCGGTTCGCATACTTGCAGGACGATGAGGCTTTCTTCGATATGGTGGACCGCCGCGAGCTGTCGCGCGCGACCTTTAACGCCCTGTTTCGCCACATCAAGTGCGTCTCCATTCACGCCACCGGCAAGTCCGCCCGTCGAGTCGAGGCGTCGGTCTGCTTCGACGAGAACCGCCAGGCCGCTGGTGCCAAGTCACTGGTCGGTATCACCTATTCAGCGGGTGAGTCGGTCCTAGTCGATAAGGACGGCCAGGTTTACGGCAACCGCTGGCGCGACGCTCGCCCGACACCTGTGGCCTGCGACATCAGCATCTGGCTGCGCCACCTCTCGCGCATGGTCCCGATAGACTTCGAGCGCGAGCACCTCCTGAACGTGCTGGCTCACAAGGTCCAGTATCCCGGCCACAAGATCAACCACGCCGTTCTGCTGGGCGGCAAGCCAGGCTCCGGTAAGGACACGCTGCTGGCGCCCTTCTTCTGGGCCATCGGAGGCCCGGCCAAGGTCAACTGCTCGATGGTCAAAAACGAGGATTTAACGTCGCAGTGGGGCTACGGGCTGGAGTGCGAAGTCATGGAGATAGCCGAGCTGCGCCAGAGTGAGGCTAAAGACCGCCGGGCGTTGGAGAATCACCTAAAGCCCGTCATCGCCGCCCCGCCCGAGTATCTCCCCATCAATCGTAAAGGCTTGCACCCGTATATGGCCCTTAACCGGGTGCTGGTCGTCGCCTTCTCTAACGAGCGTGTTTCGATCAGTCTCCCCTCTGATGATAGGCGTTGGTTCGTACTGTGGGCCGAGGCTGGGCGCCTCCCAGAGGCCGAGGCTGTGGGCCTGTGGAATTGGTACATACATCGTAACGGCTTTGCAGGCGTGGCCGCTTGGCTGATGGCCCGTGACGTGTCCGCTTTCAACCCGTCCGCCCCGCCACCCATGACCGAGGCCAAGGCCATAATGATCGAGGCTGGCATGAGTACCGCCGAGTCCGTACTAACCGAGATGCTGCGCGAGCGCCGGGGGCCGTTCGCTGCTGGCGTGATCGGCTCGCCGTTTCACGTCATTTGCGACCGGGTCCAGGGGTCTGGCGCCGCGCCGCCCGGCGTTAAGATTGTGCAGGCCGCGCTGTTCCATGCCCTGCGCGAGGCCGGGTGGTCGGATATGGGCCGGTTGACCTCCCGCGAGTTCCCCACCAAGAAGCACATTTTCGTAGCGCCCGACGTGGCCGGGCTTTCTAAGTCCGACATGCGCCGGGCCGTGGCGTAGAAAAGCCCCTTTCGGGGCTTGTTATAGGTTGAAGAGTACCGCCACCAGGGCAGCCAGCACCGCCGCCGCTAAGAGCATAGGCGCTCCGCATAGGCCAGGGCGTCGGTTTCATTGGTGTAGAACGTTTGGTGGCCAACTGTCTGGCCGCTATCGTCGTCGCGCAGCGTGACCCGCCAACGCCCGTCGTCGGTCTGGGTGACCTCCGACGTGATCATAAACTCGGGGTTGTGATATTCAGTCTTCATGGCACACCTCCATGCTGTCCTCGCCCATTGGCACGGTCAGCCGGTCGCTAAGACCCTCATAAAAACCGACTAGGGTATTCTCGTTGCCATACGGCCCGCCGCCGGTCTTAAAGTTGCGCCGGGTACTGTTAAGGGCGTAGTACTGCCCGACATAGGCCGCAGTGCTTAGCGTGGCGCCGTCCGCCGGGTACAGGCGCCGCTCTGGCCCCTTCGATTTGACGGGCTTATGCTTACCCGTGAGCTTGAGAATGTCGGACATAAAAGTGTGCCGGTCATCGCGCACTGTGTACCGTGCGCGGTTCAGGATTATGGTTTTCATTTTGACTCCACGGTATAGGACGGGTGACGGCCAGTGATTTTGATATCCTCATGCTGCCATGCGTGTTCAATGAACGCGCGCGCGGCGCCAGGTGATGCGGATTTGTAAACGTACCGTTTCTGATCGTGCCAGATATCCACGGTCCCGCGCTGGTGCGCGTCGTTGTAACCGGGCGCGCCCGCCCGGTAGGTGATTATGTGTCTCATGCTTCGACTCCCAATTGAGCGGCCAGGGCCGGGCGGTTATCGCGCAGCCAGCGCGCAAATTTCAGGGTCTGCGCGGCTTTGGCGTAGCTGTTCGGCCATGCCCTAGATGGTGCGCGCAGTGGCGCAAAGTAGGGCGCGATGTCCTCACGTGGATACCATCTGTTTCCGTTGTCGGTGCGGCCAAGGGCGCGCAGGTGCGGCCAAGATAGTGTTTTCATGGTTTCATGGTCCAAAAATAGTATGCGAATGGCGCGCCCCAGATGGCCGCGCCGAGGATTGCTTGCGTGATGGTCCAGAGAATGTGCTTCATTTGTTGATCCATGCGTGAGTGTCGGCGTCGTCATAAGCGGCCAGCATGGCATCTGCCAGTTCGGCGTGTGTGATCGAGTCATCTTCAGCGACCGACTCGCGCCAGCCATTGTTAGGGTCCAGACTATCGGCAAAGTCTAGCAATTGGGGGATGCTGCACTCTCTGAGCACATCGGGCAGGTTCATAATTTTCTCCAAGTGTCGGCGTCAATGCGCGCCCATGAGCGGCCACAATGGCCGCTCATAGTCGGGCATTAGGCTGTAGCCAGCATAATCACACGGCGCGCATGACCGGCGGCATGGTCCGCTATCACTATGTCACGCGCCTTGATTGACGTACCGGCGCATAGTGTGCATTTGGCACACGTTGATTTTCTACCGGCTTCGGCACTAGCTGGGCACATGGCTTCGCCGGGTTGAACGTCAATGCCCTGCGATACCCGGAATACCCGCATACCTAATAGATTGGCTTTGGCGGCCTGATCGATAGTGTCGGCGGACGCCATTACAAGCGACGCCCATGCGTCAACGTCAAAATCTGGCCGGTCCCATTGGTGCGTATAGCCCCTGCGACCTAAGGCATACCGTGTAATCTGATTCCACATTTGCACTGGCGCGGCGCATGGGTCGCCATAAGTGCCGATGCGTACAATTTTGCCTTCCAATGCTTTGGCAATAGTGGCCGGGTCCGCTTTGACGTACCTACCGCGCCGGTATGCGTTATAGACCGATAGCACCGATTTTGCTACCTGTACGTAGCATGGCGGTTTTCCGGTCCTGCGCGCCAGTTTAGGCCTATGCTCACATTGGCCACATACGCTCGCGTCATCGCCGGTCTGCAGTGCTTTGACCGGGTCAATGTCGGACCGGATGATGAAGGATTGGACAATGGCGCCAGTTTTGGCATTTTTGGACCCGTCGATCTTGTTGACGATGACGACGATGGGCGCGCCGTCGATGATCGACGGGCCTTCATATGCGATGTAGCCTAGGATTTTCATAGTTTGCCTTTACTTTAATGAATGGCGGTGCTGCCATGTAGGGTAGTGTAACAGATTTTATGGCAGTGGAATAGGTGTTTACCCTGATTTGTAGTCAATGTGGCCAATTTGTAGTCAATGCTTTTGGGCGCGATTGACTACAGCGCACCAGAGGGGAAAAGCCTATTTGTAGTCAATGTAGTCATTGTTTCTGTTTAACTCTTATATGAGATATATATGTATAGGTTAGGCAGGGCGCGGCGCGAGTGTGCGGAGTTGGCGCGGCCTAAAACCATATGACTACAATGCCTACATTGACTACAAATGGAGATGACATGGCCGGCACGAAAAAGAAACGCTCAGACTTGGAGCTACTTGACGCGATCGACTCGGACCTAATCGTAGGCATGTTAGAGCACGGCAAATCAATTGCGGACGTGTGCTTAGCACTAGGCATCAGTAAACGCGCGTTAGACATCTGGATACGTCAGACCGGGTTCGAAGACGATATACTACGTGCGCGCGTGCGTGCTGCCGATCTAATGGCATGCGAGACTCTACAGATAGCTGATTCGATACCGGATGACAATCCATCTCGGCCACTGCACCGCATCCGAACGCGCCAGTGGCTCGCCGAACGATGGGACCCGAAGCAATACGGCACCAAACAAACCGAAGTGAGCATTAACATCGGAAGCCTACGCCTGGATGCACTACGGCAAATCGAAGTGAGCACTAACATCGAGGCTGACACTGTATAGACGTACAGCCCCCCCCTTGACAAAAAGCTAGGGGGTGTAAACTGCAGCACCAAACACCTAGCAAACCACCCACAAACTGCCCACAAACTGCCCACATTGACCACAAAAAATTTAAAAAATGAGTGAAAACCCATTTGTTGCTTTTACGCAACTCTACCGAAACAACCCTGTGCTGTTTGTGAAAGAGGTGCTGGGCGTTAAACCCGACCCCTGGCAAGAGGAATTCTTGGGGCATATTGCAGCCAACAACAGGCGCATCAGCGTTAGGTCCGGGCATGGCGTAGGCAAGAGTACGGCAGCGTCCTGGGCCATCATCTGGTATCTGCTGCTGCGCTTCCCCGTCAAGATTGTGGTGACGGCACC